ATGGATCAAACAATTATGGCTATCCAGACTAAATTCACTATCGCCACTTTTATTGGCGATGAAAAGATGTTTCGTGAGGCCGTCGACGCTTATAAAAAATGGATATTAATACAGAAACTGAGATCAAGCAAAAGCATTCACTACCCCCCTTTCCTGTTTTCCTAATCAGCCTGGCATTTCGCGGGCGATATTTTCACAGCCATTTTCAGGAGTTCAGCCATGAACGCTTATTACATTCAGGATCGTCTTGAGGCTCAGAGCTGGGCGCGTCACTACCAGCAGATCGCCCGTGAAGAGAAAGAGGCAGAACTGGCAGACGACATGGAAAAAGGCCTGCCCCAGCACCTGTTTGAATCGCTATGCATCGATCATTTGCAACGCCACGGGGCCAGCAAAAAAGCCATTACCCGTGCGTTTGATGACGATGTTGAGTTTCAGGAGCGCATGGCAGAACACATCCGGTACATGGTTGAAACCATTGCTCACCACCAGTTTGATATTGATTCAGAGGTATAAAACGGATGAGTACAGCACTCGCAACGCTGGCAGGGAAGCTGGCTGAACGTGTCGGCATGGATTCTGTCGACCCACAGGAACTGATCACCACTCTTCGCCAGACGGCATTTAAAGGTGATGCCAGCGATGCGCAGTTCATCGCATTGTTGATCGTCGCCAACCAGTACGGCCTTAATCCGTGGACGAAAGAAATTTACGCCTTCCCTGATAAGCAGAACGGCATCGTTCCGGTGGTGGGCGTTGATGGCTGGTCCCGTATCATCAATGAAAACCAGCAGTTTGATGGCATGGACTTTGAGCAGGACAATGAATCCTGCACATGCCGGATTTACCGCAAGGACCGTAATCATCCGATCTGCGTTACCGAGTGGATGGATGAATGCCGCCGCGAACCATTCAAAACCCGCGAAGGCAGAGAAATCACGGGGCCGTGGCAGTCGCATCCCAAACGGATGTTACGTCATAAAGCCATGATTCAGTGTGCCCGTCTGGCCTTCGGATTTGCTGGTATCTATGACAAGGATGAAGCCGAGCGCATTGTCGAAAATACCGCATACACTGTAGAACGTCAGCCGGAACGCGACATCACTCCGGTTAACGATGAAACCATGCAGGAGATTAACACTCTGCTAATCGCCCTGGATAAAACATGGGATGACGACTTATTGCCGCTCTGTTCCCAGATATTTCGCCGCGACATTCGCGCATCGTCAGAACTGACACAGGCCGAAGCAGTGAAAGCTCTTGGATTCCTGAAACAGAAAGCCACTGAGCAGAAGGTGGCAGCATGACACCGGACATTATCCTGCAGCGTACCGGGATCGACGTGAGAGCTGTCGAACAGGGGGATGATGCATGGCACAAATTACGGCTCGGCGTCATCACCGCTTCAGAAGTTCACAACGTGATAGCAAAGCCCCGCTCAGGAAAGAAGTGGCCTGACATGAAAATGTCCTACTTCCACACCCTGCTGGCTGAGGTTTGCACCGGTGTGGCTCCGGAAGTTAATGCTAAGGCGCTGGCGTGGGGAAAACAGTATGAGAACGACGCCAGAACCCTGTTTGAATTCACTTCCGGCGTGAATGTTACTGAATCCCCGATCATCTATCGCGACGAAAGTATGCGCACCGCCTGCTCTCCCGATGGTTTATGCAGTGACGGCAACGGCCTTGAGCTGAAATGCCCGTTTACCTCCCGGGATTTCATGAAGTTCAGGCTCGGTGGTTTCGAGGCCATAAAGTCGGCTTACATGGCCCAGGTGCAGTACAGCATGTGGGTGACGCGAAAAGATGCCTGGTACTTTGCCAACTATGACCCGCGTATGAAGCGTGAAGGCCTGCATTATGTCGTGGTTGAGCGGGATGAAAAGTACATAGCGAGTTTTGACGAGATGGTGCCGGAGTTCATCGAAAAAATGGACGAGGCACTGGCTGAAATTGGTTTTGTATTTGGGGAGCAATGGCGATGACGCATCCTCACGATAATATCCGGGTAGGCGCGATCACTTTCGTCTACTCCGTTACAAAGCGAGGCTGGGTATTTCCCGGCCTTTCTGTTATCAGAAATCCACTGAAAGCACAGCGGCTGGCTGAGAAGATAAATAATAAACGGGAGGCGGTATGCACAAAGCATCTCCTGTTGAGTTAAGAACGAGTATTGAGATGGCACATAGCCTTGCTCAAATTGGAGTCAGGTTTGTGCCAATACCAGTAGAAACAGACGAAGAATTTCATACGTTAGCCACATCCCTTTCACAAAAGCTGGAAATGATGGTGGCGAAAGCAGAAGCAGATGAGAGAGACCAGGTATGACAACCACTGAATGCATTTTTCTGGCCGCGGGCTTCATATTCTGTGTGCTTATGCTTGTCGACATGGGGCTTGTTCAGTGACACCTCAGCAGGAAAACGCCCTTCGCAGTATTGCCCGTCAGGCTAATTCTGAAATCAAAAAAGCCAGACAGCAGTTTCCGGATAAAAACGTCGATGACATTTGCCGTAGCGTACTGAAGAAGCACCGCGAAACGGTAACGCTGATGGGATTCACACCGACTCATTTAAGCCTGGCGATCGGCATGTTAAACGGCGTTTTTAAGGAACGGTGAACATGAAAAGCAAAATCATCAGGGAGCTACAGGCTCCTTTTTTATTGTTCGCATTCACCCTCAAGCGTATTAACCAACAATTCAGGGATTAATGGAAGATGGCAGACATCATTGATTCAGCATCAGAAATCGAAGAATTACAGCGCAATACAGCAATAAAAATGCGTCGTCTGAACCACCAGGCTGTATCTGCCACTCATTGTTGTGAGTGTGGCGATCCGATAGATGAACGAAGACGCCTGATCGTTCAGGGTTGTCGGACTTGTGCAAGTTGCCAGGAGGATCTGGAGCTTATCAGTAAACAGAGAGGTTCGAAGTGAGCGAAATTAACTCTCAGGCACTGCGTGAAGCGGCAGAGCAGGCAATGCATGACAACTGGGGATTTGACGCGGACCTTTTCCATGAGCTGGTAACACCATCGATTGTGCTGGCACTGCTGGATGAACGGGAAGCAGACAAAAAGCGCATTGCAGAACTGGAAGCTCGGGAAATAAAACCAGCCAAAGGTGAAGTTCTTGTCGTTGTTTCTGGTTTTACTGGTTGCGGAAAAAGCGCCATTGCCGGGGAAATAGAAATCGCGATGAAGGCTATTGGTGTACCGGTTCAGTGGACTAATGGCGATGCGGAAAAGCGCATGACAGGAGCTGACTGGCTGACAGCGATTGAGATGTACAAACCAACAGTGCGCATCGTGGAAGTTAATGTGCCACGCGCCGCAGGCATTCGCATCAAAGGAGAGTGATATGGACAAAAACACACCTGCTTACTGGAGTTTATCACTTGATACTGAATGCCCAAAATGCGGCCACAATTTCGATCTGCTTTGCGATGCTGATTTCTGGGAATTTTCTGGAGCAAAACAGGCATGTGAAGAAATAAAAGGTTACGAAACATGCTGTCCAGAATGTAACCATGAATTTAAAACAGATTTTGTGTATTGAGGCATAACAAATGACCACTATTACCAAAGATCGACTGCTGACAATCAAGCAGTGGCGAGAAACATACGGACCGGGTAGCAACGTTGTACTGCCAGCAGAAGAAGCGGAAGAACTGGCACGGATTGCACTGGCATCACTGGAAGCAAAGCAAGCGCCATCAATACCCGAGCCGATGACAGAGGAAAAAGCGTACTCAAATGTACAAACGAGCTGGCATGATGCGCAATATTACACTACAGGCTGGAATGCCTGCCGCGCGGCTATGCTTCAGGGAAAAGGAGAGTGATATGACCACTTTCACCGACAAAGAACTGATTAAAGAAATCAAAGAGCGCATAGGCAGCCTGGACGTCCGAGACAATATTGAGCGTCGGGCTTATGAAATTGCTCTGGCATCGCTGGAAGCAGAGCCGGTGGCGTGGCTTCATTCAGACAATGGCTTAGGTATTCCGGCAATAACGAGGAGTAAAAACATTGCTGACAGTTGGTTATCAAAGGGTTGGTATGTTCAGCCGCTATATATAGCCAAGCCAGTACTGGTGGTGCCAGATGCTCGTCCGTCTTTAAATAATGGCATAGTCGGTTTTGATGAAGGCTGGAACGCCTGCCGCGCCACCATGCTTCAGAGTCAGGGGGAAGGCAACCCTCATGTAACCCCGGCTCGCCTGCCTGGTGGTTTCACCATTGAGGATGCGAAGGCGTTACATGAAGACCTGGTACGCAGCCACATAAGCCAGGCTTTAAGTGGCGAAAAAATGAAAAAGAAAGATCGCGATGCTGATTTGCGCTGGATTCATGACGTAATAGTTCAGGCCGCGTGTTTTGTAAAAGCATCACTGGAGCAGAATGCACTATCGGGCAACTATCCGGTAACTCCGGATGGTTGGATAAGCTGTAGTGAGCGAATGCCAGATGATGGTCAGCACGTAATTATTTTATGTGATGGCGCATTCGTTCTTTATGCGCAATATCGAGACGGAGAGTTTTTCGATATTGTCCGCAATGGTGATGAATTTTTCGAAACACAGAGTCGCAATGTAACCGACTGGATGCAACTACCAGAACCTCCCCTTTGATAGCTAAGCTTATACATATCTTTTACATCAGCAATCTATTGTTAATCTCCAATCAATGTTACGTTGTCATCTCTCTCATGCTTTGGAGGTAGTGATATGTCTTGTCCAAAATGCGGTTCTGGAAATATTGCAAAAGAAAAAACAATGCGTGGATGGTCTGATGATTATGTGTGCTGCGATTGCGGATACAACGACTCTAAAGACGCATTTGGAGAGCGTGGTAAAAACGATTTTGTCAAAATTAATAAAGAACGCGAAGGCAACGAAAAAAGCTAATTTATTTATTCATATATGAAAACAATGTAACCAATATTCGAATTGAAGAACTGAAAGAACACCAAGCCGCCTGATGGCGGTTTTTTTATTGGAGACAAGAAATGTCAGATTTGGCTATGAAGGTTTTGAAATGGCAATCGACTGGCGATGTTGGCATCAGTAGCGCAACTCTTGCCTCAATCGCATGTGGACTGAAAAAGAATATCTATGGTCATCACTTCGGCGCTCCCCATGACGCAGCCGATTTCAGACGATGCGTTGCACTTGTTGAGCAGATTCCAGAAATCAGAGATTCATTCAACAAGGTTGCAAAGCGCGTTCCGGCATTCAAAGGAATCCTCAACGAATGGGATTCCCTCGTTGCTCTGTTGAAGTCTGAAATGAAGATACACGGAAACAAAGCACCAGAGACTTACAGAAGAATCAGCGAGCTACGCAAGGACTAACCATGAAATAACACCGCCTCACACTCGATGAGGCCTGTTCATTGCTCAATGATATCCAGACCTACCATCGCCGCATCAATGCGGCTTTTTCTTGCGTGTAATTGCGGAGACTTTGCGATGTACTTGACACTTCAGGAGTGGAACGCTCGCCAGCGACGCCCAAGAAGCCTTGAAACAGTTCGTCGATGGGTGCGCGAATGCAGGATATTCCCTCCTCCAGTTAAGGATGGAAGAGAGTATCTGTTCCACGAATCAGCGGTAAAGGTTGACTTAAATCGACCAGTAACAGGTAGCCTTTTGAAGAGGATCAGAAATGGGAAGAAGGCGAAGTCATGAGCGCCGGGATTTACCCCCTAACCTTTATATAAGAAACAATGGATATTACTGCTACAGGGACCCAAGGACGGGTAAAGAGTTTGGTTTAGGCCGAGACAGGAGGATAGCAATCACTGAAGCAATACAGGCCAACATTGAGTTATTTTCAGGACACAAACACAAGCCTCTGACAGCGAGAATCAACAGTGATAATTCTGTTACGTTACATTCATGGCTTGATCGCTACGAAAAAATCCTCGCCAGCAGAGGAATCAAGCAGAAGACACTCATAAATTACATGAGCAAAATTAAAGCAATAAGGAGGGGGCTGCCTGATGCTCCACTTGAAGACATCACCACAAAAGAAATTGCGGCAATGCTCAATGGATACATAGACGAGGGCAAAGCGGCGTCAGCCAAGTTAATCAGATCAACACTGAGCGATGCATTCCGAGAGGCAATAGCTGAAGGCCATATAACAATAAACCCGGTCGCTGCCACTCGCGCTGCAAAATCAGAGGTAAGGAGATCAAGACTTACGGCTGACGAATACCTGAAAATTTATCAAGCAGCAGAATCATCACCATGTTGGCTCAGACTTGCAATGGAACTGGCTGTTGTTACCGGGCAGCGAGTTGGTGATTTATGCGAAATGAAGTGGTCTGATATCGTAGATGGATATCTTTATGTCGAGCAAAGCAAAACAGGTGTAAAGTATTTTATGCGCGCACGAAAAGCATCAGGTCTTTCCTTCGAAGGGGATCCGCCTACCTTTCACGAGTTGCGCAGTTTGTCTGCAAGACTCTATGAGAAGCAGATAAGCGATAAGTTTGCTCAACATCTTCTCGGGCATAAGTCGGACACCATGGCATCACAGTATCGTGATGACAGAGGCAGGGAGTGGGACAAAATTGAAATCAAATAATGATTTTATTTTGACTAATAGTGACCTGTTCGTTGCAACAAATTGATAAGCAATGCTTTTTTATAATGCCAACTTAGTATAAAAAAGCAGGCTTCAACGGATTCATTTTTCTATTTCATAGCCCGGAGCAACCTGTGAACACATTTTCAGTTTCCCGTCTGGCGCTGGCATTGGCTTTTGGCGTGACGCTGACCGCCTGTAGCTCAACACCGCCCGATCAACGTCCTTCTGATCAAACCGCGCCTGGTACCTCTTCGCGCCCGATTCTGTCGGCAAAAGAAGCGCAGAATTTCGATGCTCAACACTATTTTGCATCCCTGACACCAGGTGCGGCAGCGTGGAATCCTTCCCCGATTACCCTGCCTGCGCAACCTGACTTTGTTGTCGGCCCGGCGGGTACTCAAGGTGTAACGCATACCACGATTCAGGCGGCGGTAGATGCGGCAATTATCAAGCGTACCAACAAGCGCCAGTATATTGCCGTGATGCCTGGTGAGTATCAGGGAACGGTGTATGTCCCTGCCGCTCCGGGTGGAATTACTCTATACGGTACAGGTGAAAAACCGATTGATGTGAAGATTGGGCTTTCCCTTGATGGTGGCATGAGCCCTGCCGACTGGCGTCACGACGTCAACCCGCGCGGCAAATATATGCCAGGTAAACCGGCGTGGTATATGTACGATAGCTGCCAGAGTAAACGCAGCGACAGTATCGGTGTTCTCTGCTCTGCGGTCTTCTGGTCACAAAACAATGGCCTGCAACTGCAAAACCTGACCATCGAAAACACGCTGGGCGATAGCGTAGATGCGGGTAACCATCCGGCGGTGGCACTGCGTACTGATGGCGACAAAGTGCAGATCAATAACGTCAACATTCTCGGTCGTCAGAACACCTTCTTTGTCACCAACAGCGGTGTGCAGAACCGTCTGGAAACGAATCGTCAGCCGCGTACGCTGGTGACCAACAGCTATATTGAAGGGGATGTGGATATCGTTTCTGGTCGCGGCGCAGTGGTGTTCGATAACACCGAATTCCGCGTGGTGAACTCCCGTACCCAGCAAGAAGCGTATGTGTTTGCACCGGCTACGCTGTCCAACATTTACTACGGTTTCCTCGCCGTAAACAGCCGTTTCAATGCTTCCGGTGATGGCGTGGCGCAACTGGGCCGCTCGCTGGATGTTGATGCCAATACCAACGGTCAGGTAGTGATCCGTGATAGCGCCATCAACGAAGGTTTTAACACGGCGAAACCGTGGGCCGATGCGGTGATTTCCAATCGTCCGTTTGCGGGTAATACTGGCAACGTTGATGATAACGACGAAGTACAGCGCAATCTGAATGACACTAACTACAACCGCATGTGGGAATACAATAACCGCGGCGTGGGTAGCAAAGTGGTTGCAGAGGCGAAAAAGTAG